AGCAAAACGACCTACTGGACATTCTTATGAAAAGTGATATAATAGATAATAAAAACAAATCCACCATGATAAGGCAACTAATTACAGAGTTTCCTTTGTCTGATGTTCCTAAAGAAAGGACTGTCACAGAGGAGAAGATACGGAAGTACACCTATACCAAAGAGGAAGTGGATGTGCTTATTTCTAATGCTGTAAAGGAGGCAGTTGAAGAAGCAGTAAAGATTGATGAGGCATCAATGGCAAAGCATAATCGTGATGCAACTGTCATTAGTATGATACTTGGATTTACTACTCTTGCACTATTTGTAGATGGTTTACTTAGAATGTTGGGTATTATTCCACCATTCATGGAGATTGATATTAATATTTTAGATAAGATAGAAACTGATATTATTGATAAGATAAAACAAGTTCCTATTCAAAAATTATTCCAACGATAATGAACGACATTTCGGTTTTTATATATGTTATGGGTTTTGCCGCTGTATTTGGTATGACCTGTGTTTATATGTTTATGATGATGAGATCAACATTAAACTCTTTTGATAAGACACCAGTTAATTCTTATAGTGATGCAATGAGAGCATATAAAATGCCAGCACCACATCCAGAAATGGAGGGAATACAGTATGGAGAAGAGTTACTCGTTTTTAATCCAGAAGAAGATGATGACGATGAAGATGATGGTGATATTGTAGTCAGAGCTTGACAGAGGAAGGAGAACCTCTTATAATGCAGAGGTAAACCGATATAGAGTAATGACACTCACCTCTAAATTTAAGAAAGATATAAGCACTCTCCGTGCAGCTGCAAACAAAGAAATTTTCTTGGATGTTAAATATCCAAAGTTATTTAAGAAAGTAAAAAGATATTACGAAGGGTTACAATATATTGATTTAAAGGGTGAAGACCCTGACGCAGACTATAATGCTGTGATAGAATGTATTATAGAGGACTTAAACCAATGATTGAAGTATTATGCCAGAATGACCCATACAGGTATGTGAAGATGCCTGATCTACTTGAGAATGGTCAACCAGACTATCGTATTCAAAAGTGGAACAATCACAATGGATACAAGGATATGTACCTCTGCGACAACTTTATGCAGTTCAAAACTGCCATCGAGGACTTTGAGTACACAAAGTGGTTAGACCCTGCAGGAGTGCCTTGCTACGTTTGTGATAAATAAATCAGAACATTATAGTATAGTAAAATGTCACATTTTGGAGATTTATTATCTGGAAAGACTCTAAAAACTGAGGTTCCAAAAACATCTACTCCTGTAGTAGAGGAAGCACCTAGACCAGAAGAGGAAATTGCAGATGCATTTTCTGATGAGAAAGACTTTTCTGATATGTCAAAAGAAGAACTTGAAATTTATGGACGCACCATTGGGATTGAGTTGGATCGTAGACATAACAAATCAAAATTAATTAAAGAACTAGAGGATCACATTCAGTATATTGAGAGTGTATAACACTTAAAACAAAATAATGAGAAAGTTTGAATTTAGACCGTGGGGATGGTTTATTACTCTTGATGAGGGTAAGAACTATAAGGTGAAAAAGATTTATCTAAAACCAAATACTAAACTGTCATTACAGTATCATCATCATCGTGATGAACATTGGACAGTGGTGGAGGGTTCTGGTAAGGCAATTGTAAATAAAAACGTTTTTATTATGAATGATGGTGATGACATGTTTATTGCGAAGAAAGCAATCCATCGTATGGAAGCAAGTCCTGATGGTGTGACATTCATCGAGGTGCAGAGAGGAGAGTGTGATGAAGAAGATATTGTAAGACTACAAGATGATTATGGGAGAGTTGACAAACAACCCTAAATTTCTTATACTAAATATATTGATCGACTATTCATATAGGATATGAGAGAGTACAAAAAAACCGCACTTGTTCTTGGTGCAGGTGGATTTATTGGCAGTCATATGGTTAAAAGACTGCGTAAAGAAGGATATTGGGTAAGAGGTGTAGATCTAAAATACCCTGAGTTTTCTAGGACAGAAGCAAATGAATTTGTTTGTGGAGATCTTAGAGATGTTGAAATTGTCCGTAGAGTAATTCGTTTTGGTGGATACACTGGCAATTACTATGCACAAATTGTAGATAAGTTCTTAGAACCATTTGATGAAATCTATCAGTTTGCCGCTGATATGGGTGGTGCAGGATTTATTTTTACAGGTGAGAATGATGCAGACATCATGCATAACTCTGCTTCAATCAATCTAAATCTTTTAGAAGAACAAAAGAAGTTAAACAAAGATAAGAAAGTAAATCAAACAAAGATATTTTACAGTAGTTCTGCGTGTATGTACCCAGAACATAATCAACTAGACCCTAACAACCCTGATTGTCGTGAAACGTCCGCTTATCCTGCCAACCCTGATTCCGAATATGGATGGGAAAAACTCTTCAGTGAACGGTTATATCTCACTTATAATCGCAACTATGATATTCCTGTTAGGGTTGCTCGTTACCACAACATCTTCGGACCAGAAGGAACGTGGGATGGGGGAAGAGAAAAGGCTCCAGCAGCAATCTGTCGCAAAGTCGCTCAACTCTCGCCGCAAGGTGGAACCATCGAGGTGTGGGGAGATGGCTTACAAACTCGTTCCTTCCTGTTCATTGATGAATGCATCGAAGCAACTTGGAGATTGATGCAATCAGACTTCTTAGGACCTGTAAACATAGGTTCAGAAGAGATGGTCACAATCAATCAGTTGGTTGAGACAGCAGCTAAGGTTGCAAACAAGGAAGTTGAGAAACAACATATTCTTGATGCTCCTCTTGGTGTTCGTGGACGCAACTCAAACAATGATCTTGTAAGAGAAAAACTTGGTTGGGACTATTCACAATCATTAGAAGAAGGAATACGCAAAACATATAATTGGATATGTTTGCAATTATACAGCACACAAGAAGAAAATGTGCTACAATCTAAAGAAGAACTTGAATTATTAGCCTCTGGATAAAAATGATACGAATTGATAGTTATGAAGATCTAACAGATAATATTGTTAGATGGTTAAAAGATTACTATTGGCAACATAGTATTGATGCATTTGTAGTAGGAGTATCAGGTGGAATTGACTCTGCTGTTGTCTCCTCATTATGTGCAAGAACAGGATTACCCACATACGTTGTGTGTATGCCTCTTGAATCAAAATTTGAAAACACAAAACTCTCTGATGCACACTCAAAGGCATTGGTAGAAAAATATGATAATGTAAAAAGAATTGAAGTAGAACTATCAAGTGTATATGATAGTTTCTTAAAATCAGTTGAGTGGTGGTCTGAAGCACAACATTATAATAAGAGAGAATTTACCGCAAGTGCACACGCAAATGCGAATACAAAATCACGCATTCGTATGGTGACTTTATATCAGATTGCAGGATCTGTTGGTGGTATAGTGGTTGGAACAGGAAACAAAGTAGAGGATTATGGAGTCGGTTTTTATACTAAGTATGGTGACGGTGGTGTTGATATCGCCCCTATTGCTGACCTTTATAAATCGGAAGTCTGGGAATTAGGTGAATACCTTGGAGTAGATCAACGTATTGTTGATGCACAACCAACTGATGGACTTTGGGATGACTCAAGAACTGATGAAACACAACTTGGTGCATCATATCCAGAGTTAGAAGAAGCAATGGAAACAGGTAAAGGACCTGGTGTTGAAGTTTTAAATAGATTTAACACACTAAACAAACATAAAATGGAGCCTATCCCTACATTTAAATTATGAAAATTGGATTAATTGGAGCAGGTAGATTAGGAATTTGCCTTGCTCTGTTGATTGAAAAAGCAGGGTATGAAGTCCTTGCATCTGATAATCGTGTAGATTATATTAATAGTTTACAAAAAGGTATGATTGATACTGCTGAACCCGAAGTTCAACAGTATCTTTCTAATGCAAAGAACATTGAATTTACTACTGATAATCTTAGAGTTATATCAGAATGTGATTTGATATTTACTTTGGTTGCAACACCCTCACTTGCAGATGGAAGTTATGATGTAAGTGCAGTATGGAAAGTTATAAATGACTTCAAAGATATTCCTATATTATTGAATGAAAAATCCTTAGTGATTGGTTGCACTACAAATCCTGGTGATTGTAATGACTTCCAAGAGGCACTCAAAGATACAGGTATTGATATATTCTATAATCCAGAGTTCATTGCACAGGGTTCGATTATTACAGACTTACAAAATGCCGATATGGTATTGATTGGTGGGAATGGTAAACATAAGATAGAGTTAGAAAAGATATATGAAAAAATACAGATGGGATTTATTAGTCCATCTATCTACTTCATGAGCACAAAAGCAGCAGAAGTCACTAAGATTGCTGTGAATTGTTTTCTTACAACGAAGATCAGTTATGCCAATATGTTAGGACAGGTTCTTACATTGTCTGGTATGGAAGATGAGATTGATAATGTATTAAGATCAATTGGTTCTGATGATCGTATCGGTAAGAAATATATGAGATATGGTTTTGGATTTGGTGGTCCTTGTTTTCCAAGAGACAATCGTGCATTTGCATCATACGCAAGTAAGGTAGGTGTCAATCATAACATTGGTCATGTCACAGATGCATTTAATGAAGACCATGCTGAATTTTTAAAAGAATATTTTATTAATAAGAACAAGAAAAAATTACCATTTCTCTTTGGGTATTTGACATACAAACCTAAAACCGATATTCTTACAGAGAGTCAACAATATCGTCTTTGTTTAGATCTTTTAAATGAAGGTTATACTGTTTACTGTTCTGACTCTTCACTTAAAGATCAATGTGACTCAAGAATTATATACGAAGAACCAACTCAAGAGGTCTTTGAAATTAAATTATGATTGGGTATAATACTTTAGGAACAAATGGAAGACTTGGTAATCAAATGTTTCAGTATGCTTCCTTAAGAGGTATCGCTGATAAACATGGTTATGATTTTTGTATTCCACCAGAAGATCATCCGACCTATGCAGATTACGCTTTGTTTCTTGCATTTAAAATGGAAGGTATTAAGACAGGTATAGTTAATGGTAATACAGTATCAGAAACTGGGTATGAGTTTGATGAAGATCTTTTCAATACTTGTCCTGATAATGTAAATCTTGATGGATATTATCAGACAGAAAAATATTTTAAACATGCAGAAAAAAATGTAAGAAAAGACTTTACTTTTAAGGATGATATTCTTGAAGCTTGTAAGGAATATATTGATCAATATGATGATATATCTTTTTTACATGTTCGTAGAGGTGACAATGTAGGTCGTGAAGATTATTATCCTATGCCAACTCCAGAATGGATGGGTGAGATGGTTGAAAAACATTTTCCAAATAGACCAATATTAATATGCACAGATGATTTAGATTGGGTTAAGTCACAAGATGCATTTAAAGATGACAAGTATATAATTTCAGAGACAAGATTATATTATGATACTCCTGTAATGATAGGTGGTGGATCATATGCAAAGTCTCTTGTTCCTTACTATGATCTATGCTTGATGTCTTTATGTAATGGTGCAATCATAGCTAATAGTTCTCTATCATGGTGGGGTGCATGGTTACAGGCATCACCAGATAAAAAGATTGTTGCACAAGACCCTTGGTATGGTCCTCAATTATCATCTAATGATACAAAAGATTTGTATCCAGAGTCTTGGATTGTGGAGAAGATATGAAGATTGCGATATTAGGTTCAAGTGGACAAATAGGATCATATCTTACAGAATATCTTCGTAAGAAAAATCATGAAGTATTTGAGTTTGATATTGTGAATGGTGATCATCAGGACATGACACATATACCAAATACATATTTGAGAAATGCGATTATGAATTCTGATTTTGTATTCTTCTTATCATTTGATGTAGGTGGTTCACACTATTTGAAGAAATACCAACATACCTTTAAATTTATCAATAATAATGCTAGAATGATGGTCAATGTATTTGGACTTATTGAACAGTATGAAAAACCATTTGTCTTTGCATCTTCTCAAATGAGTAGTATGAGTTACTCACCCTATGGTGTTCTAAAAAGAGTAGGAGAATTATACACAAAATCTCTTAATGGATTGATTGTTAAGTTTTGGAATGTATATGGCATTGAAAGAGATATGGAAAAGGCACATGTTATTACGGATTTCATCCATAAGGGATTTAAAACTGGTGATATAAATATGATGACAGATGGTAGAGAAGAAAGGGAGTTTCTATATGCTGAAGACTGTTGCGAAGCTTTGGAAACAATTATGGGTTGTTACGATCAATTCAGTTCTACTGACGAGCTTCATATCACTACTGGTGTCTCTACAAGTATTCTGGAAATTGCACAAAATATACAATCATTATTCAAAAGTATCGGCAAGGAAATCAAGATTTCTCCGTCATCGTCGAAGGACGAAGTGCAAAAAGATGCTCGTAATATACCAGACCCATACATCAGAAAATGGTGGACACCAAAAACTACTGTTATAGATGGTATAAGTAAAGTATTTGATGAAATTAAATTGGAGTATTTGTAATGACAGTTTCTTTTAATGGTTTAGGTAATGAGGGTAGACTTGGAAATCAAATGTTCCAGTATGCTTTCATGCGTGGCATGTCTAAAAAGCATGGGTATGATTTTATGATCCCTGATGCCAATGCCAATAGATTTGACAACTATGGTTTGTTTGAATGTTTTGAATTAGAAGGTTGTAAAACAGGAGAAGGTTCATATCCAACATTAGAGTGTAGAGATACTGCATTCAATCAAAAATTTTTAGATGAGTGTTCTGATAATACAAACTACTCTGGTGTGTTTCAAACAGAAAAATATTTTGCTGATGCAACAGAAGAATTAAGAAAAGATTTTACTTTTCAAAAAGATATTTTAGATCCATGTCAAGAGTTTATTAATTCAATTGGTGGTAGTGATAAATGTATTTTTCTACATCTTCGTAGAGGTAATCCGAATGTCACAGGAAAGAGAGGTGAGAAGTGGTCTTATCAGTTATTACAAGACTATCATCCTCTATGTAAAAAGGAATATTATCTCAAAGCATTGCAAGAGTTTCCAGAAGATAAAAATGTTATAGTTTTATCTGACTTATTAGATTGGTGTAAACGTCAAGATTGGTTGCAAGATGATAGATTTTATATGTCAGATGCATCATATGAAGTGTTCGATGATGGTGCAAGTGTTCCTTATATTGATCTATGCTTGATGTCTTTGTGTAGTGGTGGTATAATAGCAAATAGTTCAATGAGTTGGTGGGGTGCTTGGTTGCAAAATGAT